CCGTGATCACACTGACTTCGGCCATAACGGGATCCATTACAAAACCAGTATAATCATGAAACCCTTTCATGGTACATTGTGTAAAATTTTTCACAATGTCTTGACCAACAAGTCCTGCCATCGGCATATAGATCGGATTGCAACGATATTGAACCCAATTTTTCTTGAGGAACCCAATTTGACTCATACTAAACAGGTACAACGTTGCTAGTATAGAAGTAGTTGTGACAACAGCAAAAATAATTGCCTCCATCCCTTATCTATTTCTATAAATTTGAATCGTCCCAAAATGCGTATCTTCCTTTTTCTAAACTTTTGTCTTTGTTTGGATATAAACGTAATGAAGCTTCAATCGTCCCAGACTCGTCTCGCCCTCGTTCTAGGGGGTATTGTTGTTGTAGCTTACTTAATGTCAACCTACTCATCTGGTAAGTCTTTCATGGGCGAAGGTATGGAGGTATTTGGCCAGAAGCTAGGTGTGTCAGGCCCGTCTTCGGATTCTGGTCCGTTCCCTAAGGCTGCTCACGGTGGCGGCTCTAACGCCCAGCCGTCTGAGTCGCTACAGGCTCGCCACCCGTCCTCTCAGTCAACGTACTCTGAGTCTACCCTAAGTGCCGATGAACTACTCCCGAAGGGTGGTCTAGGTGCCTCGTGGGCTGCCGTGAACCCTGCATCTCTAGGTGATCTTAAGGGCCAGAACTTCCTTGACGCCGGTTACCACACCAATACGGCCATCGCCGGTGTATCGCAGACGAACCGAAATGCCTCTTGGGATGTCCGTTCTGAGACGCCTAACCCGCAGGTCAAGGTAGGTCCCTTCGTGAACACGACGATCGAGGCTAACCCGTTCAAGCGTGGCCTAGAGGCGTGAGAACATGTATAGAATTTCAAACTTAGTACTTAATAATGTGGCCTGCAGCTTTAGTAGGTTCAGGAGTTGCTCTGGCACTTCTGTCGTCACGAGGTCCAACAAATACAACACAAGTTCGAAGCATGAGCGATGGAAACACCTATCATGTTCAGAATCTACCGGATAAACAGGGAGCAGCCGACTTAATGGCAAAAATACGATCGAATTTAGATTCGTTAATTGAACATTACAAATCTGATCCTGCTTCGATGGCCGATCCTCGTGTGAAAGTAATGGTTGATCGATTCAATCCTTCTAATATGATTGAAAATGACTTGGATGCAGATAGTACGTCATATTCTGAAAATAAAGGTGAAAAGATAGTCGTATGCTTACGTGATAAGTCAACAAAAAAACTAGTAGATGAGAATACGATTATGTTTGTTATTTTACATGAAATGGCTCACCTAATGACGACAACAGTTGGACATACTCCAGAATTTTGGACCAACTTTAGACGTTTATTGCAAGATGGTATTCAAGTAGGAATCTATAAGCAGGTTAATTATTCACGGTCACCGACTACGTACTGCGGAATGACCATCACAGATTCTCCGCTCTAATAAATAAGATGTTACAACGGCGAGTTGTCAATTTTGATACAAAAGAAAGATTTAATGTTTCATTTTTTGAAGACGACATGATTGAAACAGTTCGTCAGCAAATTGGCATTGCATTAGATGTTCATCCAAACCGTTTATTTGTTCTTGTTGGTGTAAAGTTACCAAAAGATTATTATACAAAAGATCCTCGTCGCTGGGAGGCTCTATTTGATCGTATATCGTATAACGGTCAACCAATTCAGAAGGAGCAATTTAACGAGTATCAGCGTCAGTATCGTGTTCCTGCTCTGTCAATTCCGTTTGAATCATATGATCGCGTTGATTGGTTAGCTGTCCCTGAAAATCTTTCAAAATTGTTTATGCCAGAAGATGATTTTGTCGAATATCGTATATTGGGAGTTGAAGAAGCAAGATCCTATATTTTACCTTTTATCGTAAAGGATCAATCATCTGCAAAGATATCATCTACAACGTTACCAATTGGAGAGCTAAAGAGTTTATTGTATTCATTTTATTCGACAGATGATATTACAGATTTTTTAGTTAAAGTATATAGCGAAAAAGATGAACATGTAACGAGAGCATATTACCCCTTTCTACAAGCGTCTACACCTGCTAGACTTTCAGGAGAAAGTGTGAATCTGCTTTTAAAAAATAGTAAACTATTAAATGATTTGCTACATCTAGATGTTGTTCAAGAAGAATCTGTTTCAATAAAGAGAACACGTTTCATCATACCATTTGTAACAACTGATTTTGGTTCTGCAATTCGTACTCGGTTTGAACAAATTTTTTATGGGTTGACTGTATCTCCCGATGTTCCATATGTTCAATTTTTTACATCAAGAACTGAAACAAATCGCCATAAATTTTATACAGAAGACACTAAAAATAAGGCACCGGTTGTAGATATTGCATTAGTAAAAAGCTGGGTTAATGCAACAAAACCGCAGCGTAATCGTCCAACGTTGTTAATGTATCGTGGAACATCTAAAGAGAATTTTGATCGTATATCGATAACATCTTCTGATATTGTGTTGTCAACATATCGAGACAAGAAATCAAAAAAGACACTCGATCAACTAAAGCGAGACATGCACGAATGGATTCTATCATTTGATGCCGTTATAGGCTTCACAGATGCTGCAGATTTGGATCTTGACAGATGGGTTCTAGATGATTTATCGATTTTAGTTAAATACAAAACACCTATTGATGATGAACTTGATCTAAGACGTTTCAACTGTGTGTCTTCATTTTTTGGTGTAATGGATAAGCCGGATACATTTCGCTTGCTACGAACAGATCACACTGCAGATAATATTAGTGCAATTGATATCAAACTTTTACAGATGCGAACACAACAGGGATTTTTAAGCACACAAGATGTTCAAACCGAGTTAAGTATCACGGCAGAGGAAGCAACTAAACTATTAAGACAACTTGATGACAAACTAGCAGAGAATCCTTCACTTGCTGATCGTTCATTCCGTGGATATCCCTTGCTATATTTTGAACCCGAATATGTATTATTTTCATCTGTTGGTAAACTAGAGTTAGCTGTTAAGTATGCAAATCTCCTTCGGTTTATTCTTTCGACTTCTAAATCAGATGAACTTGATAAAATATGCCCGAAGCGAATGGAAACTGTAGATGTGAAATCATTGGTTGAACCCACGATTGAGGTAACACAAGACTATGGTGATCTATTCAATTACCTAGAAGAAGAACAATCAGATGATACTACAACCGTCGTGACACAAACAAAGAGTTCAACTAGAAAACAGGATGCAAAGTATAGTTATTTCAACGAACGGTTACGTGCATTTGATCCTAAGACGTTCGATACTCCAGTGTTTCCTAAAAAGTGTGAACATAAACATCAGCCGATTATTTTGACAGATACTGACTTTGAACGATTGACTAACACAGAATATGATCCAACAACATATTTGAATGATGAAAAGCTAATGCCGTTAGAAGATCCTAAAGGAAGTGTGATTTGTCCGGAATATTGGTGTGTTCGCGACAATATACCCTTGCAGGAGAAACAACTTGATAAGGCGGATGGTATTCTAAAATGCCCTAAATGCAAAGGAAAGATCCGAGAATCCGACACAGATAGTATTCGGGAATTTACTGTAATAAAACGAGACAAAGCATTATCGTATCCTGGTTTTACAAAGTCTGGAAATTTCCCATGTTGCTATAAGAGCCCTCGCAAGAAATCATTAAAGGTAGAAGACGATGATAAATATTACGTACTAAGTGAAACAAAGACAAATTTATTAGAATTCCGATTTGCATTTTTACCAATCGAATTAATCAATTCACTCTACATTGAAGAAACGTATGAGTTAATTGTTCGATCTGGTCGACGCATTCCGTCTGGCGTTTCTGGTTACTTTCGTGTTGGAATAGGTCACGCTGCAAAAACACTTCCAATGTTGTTAAGTTTCAAAGCAAGTATAAACAATATAAAAATAAAACCTCCTGTTGATTCGATCGATACTTTGCTAAAATGTTCTTTTGTGTCAACATGGACACGTGTTTCAGATTCACATGCTGAAAAGGTATATGATATTCTTGGAAATATTGCGCCTTTTTCAAAAGATGATCTTCTGAAGAAAAATATGTCAAGAATTATATCTGGTATTCAGGACGCATACGACGCACAAGAATTATCTTCAATTCACGAACTAGAGTATGCCGCGTTATCCTTGCAATGCGATGTGTTCAGAATTTATACAGATACAAATACGATGGGATGTATGTTTTCATCCGTTATAACACGTCCTAAAAACCGAGCTATTGTTGTTTTACAAAATAAAGAAGACATTGACATTCTTTCATTTATTTACGTTTTGAGTCGAACATTTGCATATACATCAAATATTTATGCAGAACCATTTAATAAAAAAACACAACACGAGTTAGAACGTCTGCGCAATATTTCATGTAGAACCGAAATACCCAACTATAATGATGCACTGAGCATTATTCCCGATCTTCTTGCAAATGTAGACGCGTCCTCGTATTCAATTATTTTAGATCCATTCGGACGAGGCCAAGCTTTTTACGTTGAAGGTAAAATGATATTGCCGTTTAAGCCTTCAAACTTACCGGATGTTGCTCAGGCAAAAATATCTGGGTATAAAGATGTATTTAGCTTACCGACATACGAAGATGTTAGATCATACCTTATAATTGCAGAAGGATACTCAAAAGGATATGCGTGGAGAGAAGATGTATACGACAATATGAATCGTAAAGTTGAAATAGTTACATCTTCTGGTTTGGTTATTCCGATTCAACCGGAAACGGCTGAAGGCGTTCACGAGAACAATGAAGTGACAAGTACGGTTCGTAAATTTGGAGAAAGTGATCTTGTATTTGGTGAGCAATCAGCTGAACTTCAAGCTGTGTATCGAGATATAAATTATTCATCTGAAGTTTTTGAATTTCTTTTGTTCCAACTTGCAAGAGATTTGTCAACATACGATTATAGTCAACTCCGTGATGCTATTGAATTTTCTAACAAAAAAATAACAAGTGTTTTATTGGAGAAATGGTTTTCTGCGACAACAATGTTTGTTGATATTGAGAATCCATCTGATTTCATTAGCAAAATACGTCAGCCATGTGGACAATTTTCCAAGACATCTTGCAAAGGAAATTTATGTGGATGGGATGGAAATGTTTGTAAAATGAAAGTGAAAGATACGATTAAGAGAGATGAATTATTTCACCGTCTATTAACGACGATAACAACGAATGTAAAAATTCGCGCAGCTGTTCTCGACAACCGCATTACTCCATTTTTCAGTACAATTTTATATTTAGAACTACCACATGAACTAATCTTATCGGATTCTGATCTAGATAGCATCAACGTTTAGTTCCTCGTCTTCAACTTTCTCAAACACTTCATCGATGACCTCATCACCTGAAATATTATGGTTAATCTTTGTATATTTCTTAATTGTTTGCATATCATCTCTGCTTAGCAAACCAACTAGTTCAAATCCAAGGCCTGTATCTGCAACAAGAATCAGGCTTCCCGATTCAATCCAGAAATGGCGCTTATTTCTTCCCTGGAACTTTCCGGGAATAGATGCCTGAACAACATCTACTAAAATTTCATCATTTACCTTTTTTTGGTAGACAACTTCAACACGGCTATTGCCAAACATTCGGACAATTTTTCCGATATAAATATCTTCAACGTATCCATTGGTCATCATGTCATCAATGAAATCACGAATAAGTTTATCGTGATTTTTATGACTTGCAGATTGACCCTTATTCTTGTTTCCCGAATTCTTCTGAGGGACCGACATGTTATCTTTATCAACATCAAATAAAAAGTGTTTAAATTCGTTTTTACTTATAGTTTAAAGCACATCCGTAATAATCACAGCTCATTGCACAACATTCTTCAAGATGACCTTTCCATTCACCAAATTGTTTTGAAATTGTATTATACATGAATTCATATGTTTGCGATTCGTCTGTATAGATTAGAAATATTACTCCTTCACCTCGCAAATATCCACTTGTATTATTCCCAAGACGTAGATTCGATCGCTGATAGATTGGAATGCAAAACCGAGATTTAACAAACTCTTCTGCATCTGGAACGTTCTCCATTTTTTATTAGTTAGATCAAAACAGAAGATAATTCCGTTTTACAAAATAGACAACCGTTTGGTATCTGTTTTGTAATTATTAATTTAGTTATTCTCCTCCACCACTAGTTTTACAAAAAACTAGAAATTTACGCCGTCGGCTTGACAAAGTGAACCTTGAGGAAGCTCTGAAGGTTGAGGTACGTAACCTCCTGGCCATCCTTGACGCGGAGTAGCTTGCCAAGCTTGGCATCCGGGAGAATGCGGCGCTTGAAGGAGGGATCAAAGCAGTTGTGCGCCTTGACGTAGTTGGCAACAAACTTCGTCACATCCGTCTGGCTCTTCTGGCTCTTGGACGGTAGGCCCATGAACGTCGCAAGCTCATCCGTGATCGGGCGAAGCTTGAGGAAGGCGTTGTTGGCACGACGGGACTCGTACGTCTTGCGCTCCTCGGGGGTCATGTCCTCCGGGTTCTTGCGGTGACGCTTGCCCTTGCTACGGAGCTCACGCTTGACGGCCTTGCTCGCCTCAAGAGCAGACTTGACCGCATCGCGCATGCGCGTCGTCATCTCCGTGCTGATCGCCTTGAGCGTCTCCTGTAGCGTGGAGAGGATCACATCGGCGGTGCGCGTATCCTCAACAGCTACGGCGGCATCACTGGCAACCACGGGGGCGGCGGTCACAACCGGAACCGTAACAACCGTCTTCGCGGCAGACTTCGCACGGGGGGCCTTCGCGGCCGGGGCAACTACGGGGGCAGCGGCATCAACTTTCTGGGCGGGCTTGGTCTTGGAATCCTTGGCCATCTTGTTTGCATTAACTGAGGTAGAAGAAGAAGACATTTCTAACGCGGTTGGTATGCTTACATATATCCTGACCTGTTTAAATCATATTCTATGCAAACCGCTCATAATTATAAAACAAGGTTGAAACGGCTCCGAACAATCGTTCAAAATAAAAAGAAGGATGTTCGAAAGAACATACATATACTGCATGTATGAACAATGTTGAAATCGTATAGGGAGATCATGAATGTACAGTAAATATTTATGTCTGCGAGACTCTCTGTTACTGGCATGTTCAAGCGCCCACTCGGTGAATCCTTGAAATAATGATACTACATAGAAATCCACGTTAATCGGACCAAGTGATATGAATGATTCGGGATTAATTCCAAAAAAATCATTTGCTTGCAAAATATGAGAAACATGTCTAAAACGATTAATTACTATTTCATTCAGTTGCCTAAAAGGAGGATCTGTATGTAAAGTTGGAAGTTTTCTATGCAACCGATATACATGAAGTTTATGCAGACGTTTTTTTACATCAGCCGTTATAGCTTGTCGCGTGTATGGATTTATTAGTTCATCTGCAGAATCGAGGCACTGTATTATACTCCGAATGTCAAACCAGTATATTTGATTGTTTTCCTCAAATGCAAAATAATCGAATGGACTAACTGACTTGGCTTCATCAAACGTAAAGAGCTCTTCTTTGTTGCTACATTTTGTTCTATTTAATACACACGGTCCTGCCAAACGCAAAAGATGTCTAATATGATACCCTTTCCATACTTTTTGAATCAGAGTAACTTTTGGGTCAATGTTATTTACTACAGACCAAACACGAGGAGTTTTTACTTTGATATGCCGCTTGCAAAACATTGTACCATTCATTGCTTCGTATGTACATCGATCAGATGAAGTTAAACTTTTACATGCCGAACATGATGGCATCTTATTATCTTAATTGAAAACGGATTTAAATCGATTTGGTACTATAACAATCACAACAAGATAAAATGGCTAGCAACTTTGACATCCTATCTCCTTCTAAGATCGACACGAGCAAGCTAACTTTCGTAGTAGGCATGGCAAAATCTAACCGCAATCCGCCTATCAATTGGAAGTTCGAAGGTAAGAATATCCAGGTTCGTCTACCTGCAAAGATCAAGATCCCTGGTGGAATCTGGGTTCGCACGGATGAGAAGACCGGTGTAAGCTCATATACCATGAGTGTACCTCTTGACGGATGTGACAAGTTCGGAAAGGAGCGTAGTACGGATGGTTCTGAGACCGGTGCACTCTATAACTTTCTCCTCGATCTAGAGGATACGGTTATTCAGCAGGCATTCGACAACAGTACGAAGTGGTTCGGCAAGAAGCGTTCACTTGAAGCTCTTCGCGATAGCTTCTCAAAGATCGTGTCAGTCTCAACTGATACGGTAAACGGCGAGAAGGTTCCCAACGGAAAGTACTCGCCTAGCTTTCGCGTGAAGATTCCTGTCTACGATGGCAGTGTAAAGTCTGACATTGCAGATGGAAGTGGTAATCCTATTTATGCAACTCCGGAGTCAATCGTCAGCGTATTCCCCAAGGGAGTTAGTGCAAGTCTAGTAATCAGCGGTAGCATCTATACGATGTCCGGTGGTGGATTTGGTGTCTCATGGAAGCTCACGTTTGCGCGTGTGTATCCTCAGAGCCGTGTAACTGCCAAGGATGTATTCAAGGATGAGGTTCCTGATGAAGAGGAAGCTGCAGAGCTACAGGATGCTCCTGTAGAGGAGGATGCTCCTGTTCAGGTACAGGAAGAGGTTCGTGATGAGCCTCCGGCTGAGGAGAAGCCCGTGAGCCGTCGTAAGAAGGCGGTGGGAGCTTCAGCTTAGACCAAACAGAAGAGTTTTCTGGAGGAACACATAAAACATAATTTGAATCAATAAAAAGAATAGAATTAGAACTTATATATGTTTTTTTCACGGTTGAACAATTCTTCAACTCTGAAATAGACTTCTTATTGCATCTCTCACATTCATAAATAGTTGGTAATGATTCTATAAAAGAAGGTGTTATGAGACGAGTCGTGGATGAAAGTGTACGGTCAATTACATTTGAAAAATCATCTTCCAAACAATCTTGATATGCTTCGGGACTTAATGCAGACCAAATTGTTTTATCGAGAGACTTCCAGTCTTCTTGTAGCAAAGTGGAAAACTCATTATCGCGAAACCAAATTGATTCAAATTTTTCTTCATTGTCCTTTTCATGCTCAGAAAGTCCAACACGTTTTGAATCGGCATCATACAACCAATATACAGAAAGCCCTTGATTTTGATATTGTGGATCAGCTACTCCACGATATACAAGACGACCATTATAATCCCACTCATCTGCATCTATGTCCTGATCATGGTTAGCAATCTCGGGGGATAAATTTTTATAAACAAGTGACGGTCTCAACTTAGAGAACATTTGTTACTAATAAAGTTAATCAAATGATATAGTTACACGCGTTTCATGATGCTTCATAGACTTTGTCGCCGAATTTGAAAGCTCATGGCGTTTCTTTGGTTGCTCTTCCTTCTTCTTTGAATCCTGAAGGCGATTTTCCATATCTTTATGAACTTCGTCTTGGTGATCTTCTAGATATTTAAGAACTTCATCTGTGATTGCCCATTCGAAAAAATTCAACTGACCAACAGTTGTTTCCATATCACGAAACTTAATACGCTTCCAACGACAGAATGGATCGAACATTTTTTTGCTATATGCTTTGAGATGTGACTTATACGACAAATATACAATCATATGCTTTTGATTTTTTGTTATGTATGTTATATTGTATTTTTTTGAATAATTTGTAACAAACCAATCAATAAGGCGAAGTGAAATTTTTGATTTGCCATCTATGATATTTTTCACTCGATTAAAGTTAGAAGGATCTGTATAAAACTTTTCTAGTCGATATAGAACCCATTGTTCTTGCGATTGGATTTCCATTCTCTTGATAGTTTTCATCTTCAGCATTAAAATGGATTCGGTTTATATACTAGTATAGGTTATAAAATAAATGGATAACTGTAATGTAGATGATCTAATTGCAAAGTATGGAAAGAATGATCAACGAACGGATGAATGGCATCAAAAGCGAGGAGAAATGCTAACTGCTTCAGAAATCGTTAAAGCATGTGCAGATGCAACTCCTGCAATGAAACATGAAATTGTAGTATCAAAACTCGTTCCGCGTTCATCGGAAGGATCTGGTTCTAGATCTCTCGTATGGGGTACACGTTTTGAACAAATAGCAAAAGATATCTATTGCTTTCAAAATCCTGGAATCGAAATTGTAGATACAACGTGTATTCCTCATCCCGACTATTCGTTTCTAGGTGCGTCTCCCGATGGTATTCTTCGCCATTTTGATCCCACGCATCCTCTGCACAATCGTCTGATTGAAATTAAGTGTCCTATCAGTCGTGTACTAGACGGTAGCCCTATATCTACTCAGTATATGTGTCAAATGCAACTTCAAATGGAATGTACTCGCATTTCAAAATGTGAGTTTGTAGAGATGAAATTTAAGGAGCTAACCTATACTGAGTGGATTGATTCCAAATCTCAGTATAAATCATTCTTTGCAGTTACAGACGCTGGAGAAGTTATTTATAAACATTTTAATGATAGCCGAACGGTTCCAGTTTGGAGATCTGAAGTCTTTAATGAAGAAGATGATCACAGACTATTCTACTGGGAACTTGCGCAAATACAGCAGCAAACGGTTGATCATAATCCCAATTGGATTGTCAAAAACATTGAGAGTTTTAAATCTACATGGGAGTTAGTGCTACAACACAGGGCTGCGGGGACAGTTCCTCAGAAACCGTCGGAGGCTTCTGTATTGATCCTGTAGGATAGTAACGAGTCATCCATTCTAGGTCAGTGCGGTCTGGATTTTCTGCATAAAATCCATTTGAACCATCATGAACTTTTAGTACATTGCTAAAATACTCCTCGTACATACGACCAACACGTTCTAGGCTAAAGTTATTCACAGCCCAGTCGCGGCAATCTTGACGAGAAATACGATCAATATTTTTACACGCCCAGATAAACTGTTCCATCGTGCGGCAACGGTATCCCGTTACTCCATGTAGGTTATTCTCTGCAAATCCTCCCCAATCCGTTGTAATCGTTGGAGTTCCACAGAAAAGTGCTTCGATTGTTACACCACCAAACGGCTCATTGTAATACGTGGGAGCAATTAGAGCCTTAGCATATTTCATAAGTTCCTTGCGCTGAGCAGGTTCTACATACCCAATTTCGGTAACATGATCGGGAATAGTTCCACCACATACAGACGCTAGATCTCCCTGACCAGCAACATAAAGCTTAGCACCGATTCTCTTTGTCATATCGACGGCAAGACCAACGCCCTTGGATTCAATTATGCGACCAACAAAAACGAAGTAATCTTTAGGCGTATCACAAAATTCAAAATCATTTTTATCAAAATAATTGGGGATCACTGCATCATAAAAATGAGGAGACTTGTCAAACTTTCCGTATACAAAATTCATAATTGCATATGATTCATACACTGCATAAGGAGTACATACTTTGTTAGGACACCCAATACCAGGTTCAACCGGAATTAGCTGACGATGTGCTTCAAAGATAGGCTGATGACCATACCCCCAAAAACATAGAGCAAAGTCATTAAGTTGAGCACGTTTACCTACTTCAACAATAGCTCGCTCATTGAACGTCTTGTGAGCATAATCAGCTGTATTGTGCTGGAAGAAATTCTTCTTCCAGTTGTAGACTCCGTATGCTTTCTCGAGAACTTCGTTATCAGTCACAGCAATGTGCTCAGTACAGATAACTTCAGAATCAGCGTGACCATAGTGATAAATAGTGTGGCCGCGTTCAGTCATCATCTTGCAAAATTTCAAAACTTTTTGGGTGAACGCGCATGCGGAATAATCTGCACGAGTAATTGTATGCGGTAGTGAAAATACATGAAATCTCATTTTTATTTAAATAGGTGTATGTATCTCTAAATAAATGCGAACGTTATTAAGTCATGAATGAATTGTGCATATTGACGCGGAAAGAAGTTTCGGTGCCAGCAATTGGTTCGGGTTTAGAAGGCGTCATGACAAAATGATTTGTCTTCTGCGCATACGATGACTGGCGGGTTTCAGATGTTGCCTTTACATTTCCCTGTTCTAGAAACTCGGGCACGAATGTCTCCTTTGTCTGCATGAGAACGTAGCCGATCAATCCAACGGCGGCCAGAAGTGCAATATATGTCCAGTTATCTTTCATTTACTCTAGTATGCGGAAAATGGATTGAACGTTTTTCATACTGGGTTGATAACAAATATGGAACCTGTTAAATTCAAAAGTCCGGAAGATCGAGCGCTTGATAATTTGAAGTCAATGCTTATTGCAAGAGGATTTAAGAGTGATGGGTTTGAGACAGTTGGTAGTCCACCTGATGAAACTACAATGTATGTATTCGGAGGAGTGCTTGTTATATTCAGTAACAAAACCCGTGTAAGCGAGAGGGATATGAATGCGTTCATTTTGTATGCATCCGATAACGATTATACAAGTGGAATAATTGTTGTTACACATTCTAAGGCATCAGAAGCAGTTCTAAATTTCATTCGCGACTATATTTCGAAGCCCGAGAATGCTCTTGTTCAATTGTTTGAACTTCGCAAGCTACAAATTGATATCCCTCGTCACCGTGATGTACCTAAGCATCGAATTCTTTCACAGGAAGAAAAGAGTGAGATGATGAAACGATTTAATATCAAAGATCCTATGGAATGTCCTTGGATCGATTCACAAGATGCTATGGCAAAGTGGATTGGAGTTCGTCCGGGTGACATAGTTGAAGTAAGTGGACTTGATGAAGCATCTGCAACAAATACTCACTACCGTTACTGTCTAGCAAATGTTTATAATCATTAATTATATAATGGATAGTCAGTTTACGACACTAACTCGCAGTTATCATGATAATTTTTTACAATATGCGACGACAGGTGGACCTGCTTACCAAACAGCGTATGAAGCTGCTAAGGAGGGTCTCGACAACATTATTTCCTCAATGCAAACTGAAGTCGATTCACAAAATGAAACGATTTCAAATTTTTATAAGTCAGATGTCGAAGGTAAACTTCGCGATTTGAATTCAGAGACTATGAATGCAAAGCGAAATGTTGTGTCTGGTCATGATGAATTAGTCAGTGCTAAAATGCGAGAAGTTCCTCAAAATATAAATCAAATAACTCCAAATTACACACCGTACTATGTAACGGCTGGAGTACTCACATTTGCAGCTATTGTGCTAAATATGCTCTGAGAAGGTGTTCGCAGTATCAAATAAATAACAAACACGATTAATCCGATAAGACCAAACAAATATAAATTATACATCCACTCGGCACTCGATAAATTATCGGCAGTTGTATTCTGTATAATCTTTAAAGTTTGTAGCTTGTCTTTGCTCTCCGTGATTTCATTATACTCTTTTTGATACTGAATAAGATCATTTGTCAAATCGGTAAGCGTTTTAGGATTAAACTTTTCGGTTCCTTCATTCATAGATGACATAATACGATTAACAGCGGATGACATCTCACTGTTAATTGATAAAACTTTCTGGACAAGCGGTTCTCGTTTTTTGGGGTCTTTCTCTGAAATCGCAGCAGAAAGAGCTGTCGAATACTGTTTTTTCAAAAACGCATATTGTTTCTCGAACGTTGCCAATACAGTACCGCGTGCATCTTGAAAATTCTTGATATCCATTACATTTTGCCATATATAAATAAATGCCGCTGTCTAAAGTATCATTTAATGTAAAAAATGGCGTCCAGGAAGGTCCTGGTACAGATGCATCCTTTATCACTGCCATGCGTCGCCAACAAGTTGCTCTTGCAGGGGCTACATTACTAAATGAAGCCAAGCCTCAGTTTGCTGATAACTTAAAGGCTCGTGGTAATGATGTAAACCCCACACAGTTTTTGTTAACAAAAGGCATTTCTCTAAGTTTTTTGAAGACATATTAAATAAGAATGACGGAGTATGACTCTATCACACAGCAAATTAATACACTCCTGAAAACACCTTCGCCGGCTGGCAGTATGTTTTCAAGTCTCGATCAACACCGTGATCTTACTGTAAAACAACTAGAGAATGAATATAATAATCAGACTACGGTTATGACTGTAAATAAGCAAGTAAAAGATGTAGTTGGATTTTTTAAGAAAGCATTTGGTATGGACAAAAACATTGTAGTACAAAATAAAAAAGAAATCGCAGAGCTACAAACTAAAATAACAGATTCACAGTCCATAATCGATCAACTAGGACTAACAGCACCGGTTATTCAACAGCTACTAATACTTGTTGCATCCGTGGCCGTTATCTATTATTTTGGTTCATTTCTCGGTTCAACAATCCACTTACTTGCAATCATTGTTCTGATTATCGGAGTTTACTATATAATTTCCGGAACACCTAATAATGGGCAATCAGACATCATCACCCCAATCTTCACAGCCATCTCAGCCTTCTTCTCCTCCATCTGGTCCTCCATTGCCTCCCGTTTGTGATATGGCGTGCCAACGACAGAAGCAGTTAGATGGGTTAAAAACCGCTCTGGATATGGCAACGTCTAACAAAGACTCTGATCCAGAAGCATATGAGAAAGCTCGTATAGCATACCACACTCTGCTAGAAGGGAATACTTGGTTAGCAAGTGAGAAAGACAGAATCGCAAAGCAAGAAATAGAGCCAGTGCTTTCTCAATATTCAACTCAATATAATGAATTGAAGAATAGAAAGAAGCAACAAGATATATTTGTAAACCTAGCTGCCACTTTGAAAAAACAAGAGAAGGGTAGCGAAGAGGAGCTCGCTTTTTTAAATAACGAGACCGGAAAAGAGAAAGTGGATACAGATGTTATCAATCGGTTAACTCAATTGAAAGGAGCTCCTGTTCCTCAATTTGATTGGTTGTCATACTTGCTTTATGGTATCATCGGTGTACTTGGACTATATGTAGTGTATCTACTGATTACAAAAATTATAAAATATGTATATCCTTCACCTGCGGTCCTTGGAGGTAAAAAAGCAAAAACTTGAACACCGCTAAATGTTCTTATTTATGATATATTGCTCTTCCCCGCAATATACTATGTTTCTCTCATCTAGAAACCCTTTGGATTTTATCATATGAATGTCATCACATTCGTACGTTAGCATACTGTTATATACTAAACCACCCTCACCATGCACCTACCTCGCATATCTCGTGATCAGCTAAACCGACCTCCGTCACTTTCACGTTTGTTAATTCGTGTCTGCAATATTAATACTTTCTTGATCGCGTTCAATGTGCTTTCCAGATTTGTTTTTTCTGATATGTGCTATTCTTAAGAATTCCCAGACATTACGAGTCGCATCAGCGATATCGTAATCTGTAGTATCTATCTTAGTCTCCATTCATACTCGAACATTTCTTTGTTCACAAAGTCCACTTTCGTTTACTTGTATATTTTTCCTTACAAGATTTGTCCTCTTGTACTGTTGTGCACCTCCTTCGCACAACAGTGTACTCCGCGTTTGAAATTTCCATGTTTTTAATACTTCAATCTCGGTCCCGTAGTTCCGTTTATTCTCTAAATGTTGGCCAGTTAACAGCTGTTCAACATTTGAGAAACCAAGCAACCTGTTAGTTGCTCTGCTATCTCTTTTGTTGATTTTTTTATATCCGTTTTGCGAAGCGCAACAACACAGTTTTACGAACCAAAAAACAAAAATTCACTCTAGTCTGAGAATTTCTGTATACAATGCTCCTCCTTGCATTATACTATGTTACCTCGTTACGTAACCCTGTGTGCACATTACACCCACATATTGCACCTCCCCGCAATATTACTTCTGTGATTTTCTACAAAACCTCCAGTTTCTCTCGTATATTCACAGTAGCCGCTAATCCACCTTCCTATACGATTCAATTTCCACTCAGTACACTTGTCAGTATACGTATAGTTGATCAAACTCCGAACAGTCTTTCAACTGTCTACTCTTCTTGTTCGCGACTTTATAAAATCCGTTTTGCTGTCCATAATATAATGGAGACAGCGTATCTATTTCTTGCTGTATTAATTTTTTTAATGTACAGTATTACCACATGGTACACTTCAATTGAAGGATTTGAAGATGGTGGTAGTATAACCCATGAAGATCCGGTCGAGATGTACGACGATACATATGCTGCGATTTATGACTCACTTTGGCATTCAAAGGAGAAGAATGATTACGAGCAAGTTTCTATTCAGGATGTCTCATTAGCCGACTGGCCGATTGCAACGGTAAAGGTTCTTGATATGTGCTGTGGAACTGCTCCTCACGCTTGTTGGTTCAAGAATTTAGGAGTAGAGTATACGGGTGTCGATATTTCCGAAAGCATGTTGAAGAAAGCAAGAGAGGGATGTCCGAGTGCTACATTTAAGAAAGGAGATGTAACACAAATTCAACTATTTCCTCAAAAATCAGTAAGTCATTGTATCCTGACAAATTTTTCAGTATACATGTTTGACAATCCCAAAATACTATCTGATAATGCGTATGCGTGGTTACAACCTGGTGGATTCTTTGTAGTTCATATGGTTGATCCGGATAAGTTTGATCCTGTATTAAACTTAGCTAGCCCTTTTGCTGCCTTTTCGTTGCAAAAGTACTCATATGAACGCCAGACAGATTCTCCTATCTTTTTCGACAAGTTCAAGTACCTTGGTCGTTTCAATAAGAAGAAGGATGAAGACACAACAACATTTAATGAGACATTAACTTATTATGATAAAGATCACAACGACGGTAAGAAGTATCGTGAGAATAAACACCACTGGATCATGCCTTCAAAGGAGCGTATGATAAATATTATTAAGTCGAGTGGTTTCCGTCACACAGAAACAGTTGATCTAGTACGCTGTGGTAAAGAGTATCAATATTTAGTTTATTTTAGTAAATAATGGAATCGGAAATGGTTCTTTTAATTGAAATGTGTAAAGAAATAGTAAAAAAAATTGATTATCGGTACGGTCCTCTTGTTCTTAACTGTCGTGAGTTACTTTCAATAGTTTTTCAAAATAAGTAATTTGTAATGAACGTAATCGATTCAAGGACAGTCGTAGATTTTCAGAAATTTACATTTTCTGGACATTTAAGACAACATGTGTATAAAGTTTTAAACGAAAATGTAAAATTAGGTCACGCTGATTATGCATGTTATTGGGCACTTGAACTTTTATGTTCAGGTCTTGTTCACTCAATGTGGCAGACGCTTTTTGAATCAGCAGCTCTTCATATTAACCGAGCAGCGCCTAACTCTTTTTTATATTTGATCAAAATGTATGAAAAGTTTGCCCCGTATGAATCTCAATATTCTGTAATGCATATGACCGATATACGTAATAATCCTGAAGTTCGAACAATTATTTGCGAGGCAGCGGCTACATTAGCACTTTGTAGAAAACATAAGTTACCTACAATGCCTAAAATTAAACCAGAACATGATTTTCTCCCGCTGACTATTCAAGAAAATTTGAAATCACCGTCTGCAAATTACGGTCGTGAACTTGCAAAGAATGATGACCCACTTGAAATTTATATTCCGTTCAACGAACTTGTATATTGTTTGAGAGGCGAGACTCGAGATGTAACACGTGCACTGTATTGGTGTGGTTGGATTTTGAAATACTCAAGTCAGTTCAAGAAGCAAAAT